ATGAACAAAAAGAAATTGAAAGAAAAAGGGCAGAGGAAGTTCAGAAAATAAGAGAAAAATTATTTAAAGAACAAAGAGATTTAGACGCTAAAACAGAAGAAGAAAAACTACAGCTAGGAAGAACTAGAGCGTTACTTGAATTAGACAATATAAAATTAAATGTAACAGAACGAAGGGAATTAGAATTACAAATAAACAATTTATACGACCAAAAAGAAGCTGAATTAGCAATATTAAAAGCAGACAAAAAAACAGAAGATGATTTAAAAGCTAAAGAAATTCAAAACAAGCTAAACAAAGACAAAATAAACGCTTTAAATGAACTAGCAAAAGCAGAGGCGGAAATACAAGAGAAAGAAAGACAGCAAAAGCTAACAACATTAGATACCATAAGATATACAGCTGGAGAGGAGTCGGCTATAGGTAAAGCGGCTTTTTTAATTAAACAACTAATGGTGCTAGACCAAATGAAACTAGACATATTAGAATTAAGTTCTAAGGCAAATAAAACAGTAGCAATAGCAAGTTTAAACGCTGCAGAAAGTGGTACTTCTGTTAGTAAAGGATTTGGGGCTGCGATAGCTACTTTAAATCCAGTTGTTGTAGCTGGCTATGCTTTAAGTGCTGGTTTAGTTGTTGCCTCTATGATTAAGGCTGTAAAAAAAGCAAAGTCTACAGCAAGTCAATTTGGAGGTGGTTTTTCTTCTTCTGTTTCTGCGCCATCTTTACCAGCTGTTTCTGCACCAGATTTCAATATAGTAGGTCAAAGTGGTGCAAATCAATTAGCAGAGTCTATAGGCTCACAAGAGAAAAAGCCATTAAAGGCTTATGTAGTATCGGGAGACGTTACTACTGCCCAAGCAATGGAAAGAAACATTATAGCAAGTGCTTCAATTTAAACAAAAAGTACAATTAATTGTTTTTATAAAAACTATAAAATGGATATTAGAGAATTAATATTAGATGAGAATGACGATCTTTTTGGAGTTGAAGCCATTAGCTTAGTTGAAAACCCAGCTATAGAAGAAAACTTTGTTGCTCTTAAAAATCAAAAAATAGAGTTTAAAACAATAGATGAAGAAAAAAGAATTGTAGTAGGTTTAGCACTAATACCAAACAAACCCATTTACAGAAGGGAAGGAGATGAGGAGTTTTATATATTTTTCTCTAAAGACACGGTAAGAAGAACCGCTGAACTTTATCTTAAAAACAACAACACAAATAACGCAACTTTAGAACACAAATCAAAAGCAGAGGGTGTTAGTGTTGTAGAGAGTTGGCTGGTAGAAAACCCAGAGAAAGACAAGACTTCTTTATATGGTCTTAATGCGGTTGCTGGTTCTTGGGCAGTTGTTATGAGGATATACAATGATGATATATGGAAAGAAGTTAAAGCTGGAACTTATAAAGGTCTAAGTATAGAAGGATATTTTGCTGACAAAGTAGCAATGCCAAAAGAGAAACTTTCTGCAGATGACAAACTTGTAAAAAATATAATAGAAATTTTAAATGCTTAATCTAATTAAAAAAATTATGGGTAATAAAAACAACAGCCCCAAAGGGGGAAAAAGAGGGTGCTTATGTGATGATAACACATATAGTGCTAAGTGCTGTGAAGGCGAATTATTAAATCAAGGCATAGGTGCTTTACAAGATGGTCAAGTTAGTTCTGTTACAAACACCAATACACCTAGAACCATAATCAATAGCAGAGGTTAGAAAATATTTCTTGTTTTTTTACAAAAACATAACAAAGGAATTTAATAATTGTTTTAATATAAATAAATCTTATGAGTGCAACCAAACAAATTAACAAGATTAAAACCTTGCTTGGCTTAGAAGTAAAGCTAGAGCAGATGGCTCTTGACAATGGCACTATTTTAGAAGCAGAATCTTTTGAGGTTGGTATGGAAATTTTTGTCGTAAACGAAGAGGACAGAATACCATTACCAGCTGGGGACTATATGCTAGAAAATGGTAAAATGTTAGCAGTAGTAGATGAAGGTGTTATAGCTGAAATCAAAGAACCTACAGAAGAAGCCCCAGAGGCAGAAGTAGAAGTAGAGGCAGAAGCCGAAACAGCTATACCTAAAAAAGTAGTAGAGTCTATTAGTAAGGAAATGTTTTTTTCTGAAATTGAAAAGCTAAGAAACGAAATTACCCAACTAAGGACAGATTTATCTGCTGCACCTATTGTAGAAGAAGTAAAAGAAGTAGAATTATCTGCAGAGCCTATTAAGCACAATCCAGAAGGGGTTGTAAACAAGAAGCCTTTACAAGTGTATTCTAAAAACAAATCAAAATCTACGACTGACATCGTATTTAACAAATTATTTAACAAGTAAAAATAAATAAAAAATGGCAACAACTACAAGCATTACAACTTCATACGCTGGCGAGGCGGCTGCTGGGTACATCTCTGCAGCTTTACTTTCTGGTTCTACTATCCAGAATGGTGGTATTGAAGTAAAACCAAACATTAAATTTAAGCAAGTTATTAGAAAGCTATCTACTGATGGACTTCTAAAAAATGCTTCTTGTGATTTTGACCCGACTTCTACAATTACAACTGTAGAGCGTATTTTACAACCAGAGCAGTTTCAAGTAAATTTACAAGTTTGTAAGTCTGATTTTGAAAGTGACTGGGATGCAGTATCTATGGGGTACAGTTCTTTTGATTCTTTACCCGCTACATTTGCTGACTACATCTTAGGACACGTAGCTGCTAAGACTGCTGAAAAGACTGAAAAGAATATTTGGAGAGGTACAAATGCAACCGCTGGAGAATTTGACGGATTAGTTACCTTAATGACAGCAGACGCTGATGTTATTGATGTAATAGGTGCAACGGTAACAGCTGCAAACGTAATTGCAGAATTAGGAAAAGTGGTAGATGCTATTCCAGACGCATTATACGGTAAGGAAGATTTATATTTATATGTTTCTCAAAAAGTAGCTAGAGCCTATGTAAGAGCATTAGGTGGTTTTGCTGCTAGTGGTTTAGGTGCAAATGGAACAAATGCAGAGGGTACTCAATGGTACAACAACGGTTCACTTTCTTTTGATGGTGTTAAAATCTTTGTAGCAAATGGTTTAGCTACTTCTTTTATTGTAGCAGCTGAAAAGTCTAACTTGTTTTTCGGAACTGGATTACTTGCTGACCATAACGACGTTAGATTAATTGATATGTCTGAAACTGATGGTTCTAAAAATGTTAGAATCGTAATGCGTTTTAGTGCTGGAGTTCAGTACGGTATTGGTTCTGATATTGTTTTATACACACCAGCAATATAAATTTAACTAGGGGGTTTAATAGCCCCCTTTTTTACTAACTTTTAAATAGATAAAAATATGGCTTGTGATGCTACTCTTGGGAGGCTAGAACCTTGCAAAGATTCTGTAGGAGGTTTAAAAAGTATTTACTTCGTAAACTATGCTGCAACTGCTTTAAGTGGTGCGACTTTAGATACGGATGGAATTGTTACTGCTTTTGGAACTCCCCTTACTTTATATAAATACGACTTAAAAGGAACCAACTCCTTTGATGAGGCTAATGAAAATTCCAGAGAAAATGGGACTTCTTTTTGGACTCAAACAGGTACAATAGTACTTAAAAAACAAGATGCTGTTACCCAAAAAGAACTAAGACTTATCTCTTATGGCAGACCTATTATCTTTGTAGAGGACTATAATGGTAACTATAGAATTGCTGGTTTTGAAAACGGCTGTGAGGTTGCTGTTTCTAGTGCTAGTGGTGCTGGTATGGGAGACTTAAACGGTTATAATCTTACCTTTACTGGTCAAGAGAAAAACCTAGCTACTTTTGTTGATAGTTCTATTATAAACGACACGACTAATACGGTTGTTGTTGTAGGAACTTAATTACTTTATTTACTTTTTTAAAGAGGGGCAAGTTTAACAACTTAGCCCTTTTTTTGTTTTTATAAAAAGGTAAAATATGATTGTTTTAAAACCTATTAGCACTAACCAAACACTAAAGTTTATTCCTAGAGAATACGCTGCTACTAAGGTTATAATAACAGATGAGGCTACTAATACAGAGGTAGAAATAAGCGGAACTTTTACTATTGATAAATACTATTTAACAGCCTCTTTAATATTTGACTTAAAAGAAGGTAGATTCTATAATTTAAGCGTTTTAAATGGAACGGACATAGTCTATAAGGATAAAATCTTTTGCACAACGCAAACAGCTTTAAACTATTCTATTAATAAGGATGAGTTTATAAGTAATGTTACTTCTAATGAATACATCATTTTATAAATGGAAAATATACACA